TTTACAGGTCACTATGGGAAAGAAAGTTTATGGTTTACTGTGATAAGAATCAGAATATTTTAGAGTGGGCAAGTGAAGAGATAGCGATACCATATCGTTCTCCGATTGATAATCGAGTGCATAGGTATTTTCCAGATTTTTATATGAAGGTGAAAGAGACAAATGGTAAAATAAAAAATTATGTGATTGAAGTTAAACCAGCAAAACAAACAAAACCACCAGTGAAACCAAAAAGACAAACAAAAGGTTATATTCGTGAAGCATATGAATATGCAAAAAATCAAGCAAAATGGAAAATGGCAAAAGAGTTTTGTGCAGATCGTCAATGGGTATTTAAAGTAGTTACAGAAAAAGAATTAGGAATATGAGTAGAATAGATCCGATAATGAAAAATCTTGTCGGCACAGAAAGTGCAGATGATTTAGCAACAGAAATATTAGGAGTACTAACCGAAGGTAGTAATGTTCCATCGGTTGGTAATTATTATGTGTTTGCTTATAGAGCTAAGACACCTGGCATCCCATACGATGTACATCCACTTGTTGCAGTCACTGGAGTATTTGATTGGGGATTCAAAGGATTAAATTATCACTGGGGTGATGTAAGAAATTACACATATCCAGAGGTTATAGGTGGACTATATCAAGTTGATGAAATGGAACTAAGAGATTTAAGAACAATTCCTTTTGTCAAAATCGTACTAAATAGTTAAAAATTAGGTCGATATGCCAAGAACAAGTGGTTATAGAAATAGGGGAAAAAATAAAACCTTATCAAGAAAAGAATTAATAAAGAAATATGGATTGTCTTCATTTAGGGAAGATGATGCGGAACAGGCGGCTCTGAATGCCTCAAAACCATCACCAGACTTTTCAAAAGATCCAAAGTATAAGAGCACAGGTGGACCAAATGGAAATAAATTTATAGGAGATAATAATACAACTGGGGGAACTGGTGCAAAAGATACCACCCCTCGAAGACAAAATTTCAAGATGAGGTTGGGTTATCCACTTGCCAGAGGACCTGGTGAGAAAACTGGCGATACCTTGTTAATTAAGTGTATTGAATACATGGCACCTGAAGGTGGAGTGGGTGGACTTGGACTATCGTATAAAGAAGAAGTATCCTTAGTCACACAGACAGGTAAATATAGAGGTAAAACTCGTAATCCTGGTGAATATGTTACAACTGGATACAGTGATGTTGCAATGAATGTGACTGATGCAAATAGTCGTATGAGTCGTAATCAAAACATAAAATATTATGTTGAATTACCTATTCCTCAAGAAGTAAGTGATTCTAATACAGTGACTTGGGGTGAAGATAAAATGAACATATTTCAACTAGCAGGTATAACAGCAGCGAGTCAATTTCAAAAAGATGCAGGACAATCATTCCAACAAGCACTTGATTTTATGCAAAAAGGAATATCTTTTAAAGGGTTTGATGAAGGAACACAAAATGCAATAAGAAACGCTATTAGTGGTGCTGCTATCAATCAACTTGGTGGTAATGTAAGTCTGTCAAGTATCATATCTAGAACAACAGGTCAGGTATTGAATTCAAACTTAGAATTGTTATTTGGTGGAGTAAACCTCAGATCATTTCCTTTCAGTATTACATTTACACCAAGATATTATGAAGAAATGATGGAAGTGAAACAAATAATAAGACAATTGAAAAGTTCAATGAATGCAAAAGGAAAAACAATGAGTGCTGGATCAGCATCAGGAGCGTTTCTGAAATCTCCAGATGTATTTTCATTACGATATCTACATAATGGGCAAGATCATCCATTCCTTAATCAATTTAAGATGTGTGCTTTAACAGGAATGAGTGTTAATTATACGAACGCTGGAACATATGCAAGTTATGGAGATGGTTCACCTGTAAGTATAAGATTAAATATGACATTCAAAGAACTCAATCCTATCTACTCTGAAGACTATGATGGTATGGGTGAATCAGACGGAGTTGGATTCTAATGGGATATTTTAGAGAACTTCCTGATATTGCATATCAGTCACCACTTTCACATAAAAATTCTTCAAGAGATTATCTTTTAATAAAAAATATTTTTCGTAGGACAAAATTATTTGATTTTTTAGAGAATAATGTTTCATTGTTAGATAAGTTCACGATAGGAGATGGTGATCGACCAGACACAGTTGCAGAGGAAATGTATGGTGACGCATCACTAGATTATATTGTTGTTTTAGTTGCAGGTATTACAAATATAATTGATGAGTGGCCATTACAAGATTATCAGGTTTATGATTTTGCATTGCAGAAATATGGTAGTGAAGAAAAAATGAATGAGATAAAGTATTATCAAACTCTAGAGATAGTGGACGATCAAAATAGACAAATCGTGCCACCAGATTTAATCGTTGATGTAGATTTTAAAATTGATGGAACTATAAACAAATTTCCTAGTTCAACTAGATATACTTTAAAGTCACTTACAGGTAATAGGCAACTCGATGATAAAGATGAGTTTACAGTTCTAACTGATAATATTGCCCAAGCAGTAACTAATCTTCAATATGAATATGTATTAAATGAGGAGAAAAGGGAAATAAATGTATTAGCTCCTGCTTACGTACAATTATTCATAAATGATTTGAGAGACATAGTAAGATATGATAAGAGTTCAAGTTACTTATCACCAAACATAGCAGGAACTGAAAATACAAACGTAGTCAATCCATAAAAAAGGGGGTCGTTTGACCCCCCGTGTAATTATTCTTCTGCGAGTTTCGCAAAGTATGATAGTGCGTCATCCTCCTCTTCTGCTACTGCAGGAGTTGGTTTTGATACAGCAGCAGTTACTAACTCTTCTGCTTCTCCACGATCAATATCCTCTTCTTCAAACTGTGGTGCAGCGGACTTCTTATTTCCAAGAACATAATCTAGACGAGTCTTTAACTCATCATATGTCTTGAACTGGTCTGGTGCAACAATCTCAGCGAGTGAGAACTGTTTCTTCCAGAGTGATTCCATTGCATCATCGTCATTAAGTAAAGGACTTTGTGCTGCAAATTCAGAACTATCATAGTTTCTGTATCCTGCAACGTTCTTTGCTTTTAACTTGAAGTTTGCACCTTGCCAGAAATCGAATGGATCGATTGCCTCTTCATCTTCAAACTCAGGTTGCATTGCTGCTGTGAGTTTGTCAAAGATTTTCTTTCCATACTTGTATAGAAATACTTTACCTTCGTTCTCAGGATTTGCAGGATCTTTCACAACGTAGATGTTGGAAACATAAGTTAACTTACGCTTCTGTTTTCTTGCTGTTTCTTTTCCAGCATCAGTTCCATTGTTCCAGAGTAATGAATTGTACTCAGAAACTGGGTCTTTCTGTCCAAGAGTGGTAAGTGAGTTCTCAATGAACCAACCACCAGGACCTTGGAATGCGTGTGAATATAGTTTTACAAATGGTAAATCTTCACCTTCGGGTGCAGGTAGAAATCTGATAACAGCATAACCGTTACCTCCTTTGTCTACATCTAACTTCCAGATACGGTCATCAGCGTTACCGCCCGTGTTGTTCATCTTCTCGACTTCTTTTACTAACTTTGCAGTAAGTGAGCCAAGTTTAGATTGTTTTTTTAGGTCTTTAAAAGACATTTGGATACCTCGGATAAATTGGATATTTTAGATAATTGGATTATAACAGATTAATAATCAATTGTCAATAGACTTTTTAAGAGTCTCAATAGTATTTGACATACCACTGAATAAAAGCAACATATCAGTTCCTTCTGGGAAACCCATCAGTTCAACAGATTTTTGCAAATGATTCTTTAATTCTATTGCTTCTTTATCATCAGAGAGACTAATGCGAGTATACATTACTTTTTGTCTTTCTAATAATTCAGTAAGTTTTTCAATGTGTTCAACTTTATCTTCACGACTAAAAGTTCCAAACTTCATTGCATTCTTGTAAATAGACATCTGCAATTCGTTTATCTCTTGTAGTTCTTCACGAACTATATCGGAATCAAAAAAATCACTCATTTACGATTTCCCGTAGTATTTTTTTAAAGTTGAATACATTAATATTTAGGAAAGGTTTATACTTCCTTATTTTCAAACTCACGGTTTCCCATACAGGATCAAGTAACTTCTCATCAAATTTTTCAGAGAATGAAAATATTATATCATAGATTACAAAAGTTTCAAGTGAGATATCCCCACCTAAAAATCTTTTTAAGATAATTGGGTGTCCTTTACCACACTCAAATAATTCTTCTAAATTATTTTCCTCTAATAACTTTTCTGATTCTTCTTTAAATAAGTACGAGATACTCTGTTTTCTTCTCATCCAATCTGCATATGTTCTTTCTCCAGAGTTAATAATCTCACCAATCCATAAATTCTTTGGATTATCTGTAGTCACGAAATTAGCAAGTAAAAAGTCAACTATCTCACCATCAGAGTACTTTCTTGATGTTTTCTCGAACCAATACTTATCCTTTCTTTTATTGAAGGATGTCATAGTTGCACGAGATTTACCACCATATCTAAAAAAGTCATACTTACGGTTAGTAAAATGACTCTTCATTGATAGATATGACTGATAGGTTTCAAATGGAGTCACTTTCATCATCTTCCTCTTCACTATCTAATTCTGTAATTGAGTCCACAGGTACTTCTGCTTCTCCGATTCGATACCAATGTTGGTCACCACCAATACTATCAGGTCTGACACCTAAGTATTGTAAATCACGGAAAGTATGCTCACGAAGCATCGCTTGCAATCTCCAATGAATTAATTCTGATTTTTTCATTATAAAGGTAGTTTTGCTCTGGATGTTTTCTTTAAGAAGTTAAGTTGTATAGCATCATACTTCAACTTTTCCTTCATTGGTTTTGTAATCAATTTAGAAACTGCTTGTAGTTCTATTTTATTCTCTTCACAGAATGTGATGATAGCATCAATGTAGTTAAAGTTGTAGGTCTTTACTA